CCTAAAAAGGTAACTGAATATCTTGAAGTAGTTTTGTTAAAATTAATAAGAGGTTTTGTTATAGAATCAAAATTTGTACCTTCAGGACAAGTTGGAGTTACTGCAAATAGATCAGAATTAGAACTCAAACTAAATGATGTTAAATCTTTAGGGTATACTCTACTTTTGTAATTAGTGTTTTTATCTATTTTGTATATTAAAGGAACAGCGCCATATACAATTTCTGAGGTACCATCACACCGATCAGCAGAGAGAGAGCTTACAGTACAAACAAACATTTCTTTTGTTTCGTCGTTGTAAAATACGTCTGATTGTTTAGTACTGAACATATAAATTATTTACTACGTTATTATGGATTTCGAACTAGCTTTATTTTTAAATGATCCATCTACAAAATCATATAACTCAGTTACTGTTTCTGCAGACGTTTGCACGTAAATTGTATTTTCGATGATATCAAAGTCTAATATATTACTCGTTGTAAGTATATTAGCCTTAGTAAGACCTGTAGAGTGCTTATTAAACACTGTTGCAAAAGCTGTAGAAAGTGGGTCTACTGTTTGAGTATGTATGTTTCTAACAAATACTTCTCCAGCGCTAATAAACTGTTGATCAAATAACTTTACTGCGGTTGTTGTTGGATCGTTAGTTGCTGATGCTTCATATGTAGTAGTAGAGTTTGTATATATAGAGGAAGTATCAATTGTCATATACGGTATTGTAGTTTCTGTAAAATAATGAGTTATTAAATCATTACTAGACCCTGGGTGACCAGCAAACGGTCCACCATCAATAGCTGAGACCGCGGAAACAGAACCACATGATAATGCTATTGTATGTAAGTCGCTACAGCTTGTAAAACCAGTTAATGGCGCAGAAAATTGGTCTCTCCAACCATCATTAGATGGAGATGTACAATGAGTACCAGATTCTGGTAAAACATGACTAGTTATAAAAGTATCATACATTCCAGTTACGCTAGAATATAAAGTACCGGTGGCTTCATATTCAGCGCTAGATATAGCAGTAAGTAAAGTGTCAAAATATAACCCATCATAATATTCTGCAGCTGTTGTACAACCAGAGGAGGTACTTGAATCTGATGCACTGCTTATATATGATGTTCCTGCGTATCTCTTTGGGTATACGGGCTTTATAAAGTAAAACTCATTACCATATACATCACTCCGTAATTTAATGCCTGTTTTATTAGTTATTAATAGATCTGTAAGCCTTTCTGACTCTGGATATATGTTTAATACGCTTATAGGGTATGTATCAGTATTTTTCCAATCTATATGACCAATTTCATCTTCCCAGAAACTAATATTATCTTCTCTTTTATTAATACCTGTAGAAGAGTACTCTAAGCTATTTTCTTGACTTTGATATCCATAATTTCGTAATATTTTATTATTGTAAAAACTTATAGAAGCGCTTTGATCATTGTTTTTGTATTCGTTTGTTTTTGCTTTAAAAATGAGCGGTGTTTTTTGTTTTATTTTTATATTACGAAGAATCTCTCCAGTATTGCTATTTTTAATATAACCGACACATTTAATGCCAGGTTCATATTTATTAGGATTAGGAACTACATAACCTGTACCATTGAACGCAGATAAGTCTATATTAAATGTTAACCCGTTAGAATAAAAATTAGTTGTTCCAGTATTTTTAAAAGACAATTGATACGGGTAAATTTCTGTACTTTTTATGTTTACAGGTTTGTTATATAAATTTGGATTGTATCTTTGATTTAAACTATTTGTAGGATTAGTATTATTAAATAGCTGTATTGCTTTTGCAGATTGTTTATTACCAGATACATGATATAAATCATTTGCTAAATATTTTTCTATTAATCCTTTTTCGTGTGTAAATTTTAAATTTTCTAATGTCTTTTCTTCTCCTCTAAAGTATCTACCAGGTAATCTTTCAAAATTTGAAAACGGTTGATTAACGCTCAATATACTTTCAGGAGTTGATATATTATTAGTTTCTAGTTTTAACTTCTTACCATTAGTGTTTATTGATATTGCCTGTAATATATTAGGTACTTCGTTAAGTACCTTACGGGTAATATTTAAAATTAAATCTTTATCTATTGCGTGAATGTTATACAAAAATTCATCAGAAACATAGCTCTTTAAATTTATTTCTATATTGTTTGCTATTTTTTGTATATTAATATCTTCTATAGCGGTGTTAGTATTTTCTTTTACAAATTCTTTACTACTGAGTAACCTAGCTATATAATTTTTTAAATATTTTTTTATACCTGCTTTTGAAGTTTTAAGTTTATTTTTTGATGTAGAAAACTTAACCTCTTCTCTCAAATCTCGAACGTTAGTTAATTGGTTTTGTATTATTTCAATAAAATAGTGAACTGATAATTCTAGTTCATATACATCATCAGTATCTATTCTCTCAAGAAAGCGTTGTACATTAGTATCTAAAGTTGATAAATTTAAATTCTTTAAAAATTGTATGTAAATATTTTTAGTATAATCGTTATTATAATTAGTATTTGTCTCTTTTTGATTTTTCCACTCAATAAGATAGTTATTATAATTTATCGACAACTCAGAAGAGTCAGAAATATCTTCATAATAAGCTTTCCATTCAATAAAAGATAATGGATTAGTTGTATTTAAATCTATTGTCATATATTAAGACCTTTCCTTATTTGATAATCTACATTTTTATATATTATACCACCAGTACTATCCCAATTACTAATAGAAGATGTACTGCGAGTAACAGATGTATAATCATTACTGAAATCTACAATACTGTTTTTTAAATTTTGTACAGAAGACGTAGTGTCGAAAGTTGTATATGGGTAGAAAATATAAAAACCATCTAAACCACTTGCTCCTGAAACTGAAGTATCTAATGGCCAACCCCAGTTACTATATACATTATAAGAGCTTAGTGGGTATGTAGAAGATTCTCCAGACGAACTACCATCAACATGTTTGGTTGCAACTTTTTGAGGTTTTACTACTACAAACTCATTGTTAAACTTTTGCCTAGCTACAAAATTAGTATAAGCTGAAACAGTGTATGTTGATGCTGTGATAGGGTTGTTAAAATCTACGTTTCTTCCGTCTGCTGAAGTTGTGTAGTAGTTAGAGTTTAAACTTTGTTCTTGTCGTTCATAATCCCCTAAGAGTTTAGTTAATTTTATACTAAACAAATCATATAACCGTTTTAACTCTGGAGGAGGAGTTGGTAATACAATATCTATATCTTCATTGAAGAAATCATAAAATGATTGTAAGTTATCTAGGTTACAATAATCAACATCGTTATTATTTGCAACAAAGTTTGCTATTTTTTCAAAAACTGTTTTACCGAAAACAGTAGGACTTGAGCTTGCTTCACCAACAAACGAAGTAAATATACCGTCAAATAAATTATCATATTCATGTAAAAAAGATTGAAATCTATAATCTTTTATTGTTTGAGAATAATCTATATCCTCGTTAGTTTTATAAACCTCAACATCATTTGTAGAAGGCAGTACTGTAAAAGTATAGGATGCTTCAATCACATTGCCAGTACCTGCATTACCAGCTCCTAAGTTACCTGAACCAACATCTCCATGAGAAGCTGTTAAAGCAACTGGACCAAGCGGACCAGTACCATCATAATCTATTACCTCACCGAAACCAGAAACTGATTGAGTTGAAGTAAAGGAATCCAGTCTACCAGTTATGTTTAATGTCCATGTACCTGCTTCTTGTGGGGTAATGTTAGTATATAGAAAACTACTTAAATTTGTTTTACTAGTAGAAGTGTCATATGGAAATTTATTTGTACTAATACTACTTATGTTAGAAGTAGTTGTTGTAGTACCATCAGTCCATTCTAAATAAAATTGATTATCTGCAGTTATAGTATTAGTATTACTCCATAAAAAGTTAGGGTAAAATTTAGCAATATTTAACTCTCTATCTGCTAATGCTATAAACAATTGAAATTTATCTCCTTGTCTTTTATATTGTATACCAGACATTTCCTTCATACCTGTAGAGGTGAAAGAGAGTCTTGTAGGAGTTGGTTTAGAAATCTTAATTGGATAGCCAACCTCTGTAGTCGCAGTACCTACAAATGCACCTACTTGATTTGTTTCTAGAAATGTTAAACCACTATTGTTAATATCTGAGTCAATATCATCTATATAAAAATTTCTTACTTTATGTTTACTAGTATCAAGCTTAAACAATAACCTCACACCAGGATTAATATTAGGTATATCATCATAATATATAAATGCTGGTGTATCATGGGCGGATACAGAATATGGATGAGAGGGTTGCATTGATGTAACTCCTGCCGTGTTTGTAAATGTACTATCATAACCTTGGAACGTACTTACTGTAGCACCTAACAAATAAGGAGTCATACCAGCAACAGTAAACTCTTCTACTTTATCTTCTAAAATTGGCTCTATTTTACTAGTAGAAGGATTAACTACATAATACTGATTGTTTAATTTAAAATTTAAACCTTTAATGCTATTAATTAGACTACCATCTTGTGGGTCAAAAAAAGCATTATACGGCACTAAGTGAGCGTATTTACTTTTAGTATCGTATGGTTTAGCTTTACTACCGCTCGCTGTGAGGTATAAGGTAAATTTACCATCCTCTGGTATGTCTTGCCATGAAGCAGAAACACCTGCATTAAACAAATTATTTTTTGATCCTGCTGGAAATTGAGCAGCAGAAACAGAAGCAACATAATTATTACTAATAGCTACATTAGTCGGTACATGATTGTAAACTGATACTGATTTAGTAACTGTGTTAATATTAGTATTACCTTCTTCGTTAAAGAAATACATTGATACTTTATATATACCAGGTACTTTATATCTATGAGTAGTTGTAGTAGTGTTAGCGGCGCTAAGAGTATAACCATCTCCAAAATCCCATACTGCGTTAGTATTAGATAATCTAGGTTCAAAATTATCTATAATTGAAGAGCTAGTACCTGTTAAATCTGCAGCAAAGGTAAAATTAGATATTCTAGTAAAACCGGCTTGACTAGTTGATAATGGTTCTACTTTAGTCACATCAATAAGAGGAGGAGAGGCTGATGTATTAACAGTAACAGTTATCGGTACTGGTATACTATCAGGAGTGTTGGTTAGTGGATTAGACATTAATATTCAACGACTCTATTGTTACTAGTTGATGATTTTACTTTAATTTTGTTTTTAAATAAAGTTGAATTTTCTATATAAGGTATTTGATAAGGTTTTAACTGACATCTAGTATCAATATTTTTTATATCTCTTCCATTATAAATTGGGTTAAAAATACATAAAGAAAGACCAGGTACACCAGATCCTTCTACATCAGTTCTTATTGTTTCTATTTTCTCTATACCTTTAATCTTTTCAAGTTCGTTATTCAAAAATCTCACATCTATTAAACCTCCAAGTTTTATAGAATCTATATAGGTTGTTATAGTATTAAATACTTTTGTTTTTAAATCTTCTTCGTTTATTAGAGAACGAGAACTTCTGCTTATTTCCAAACATGTATAATCTTTATAAGATGTTTTATTTGTCTCGCTAGAGAAGGATAAAGATAAATCTAAGTTTAAGTATACTGGATCAATAAAAGCAATTTCACTGTTAAGTAATTTGTAATCTTCGATCTCGCTTCGTATTTTTTCTTTTAGAGAATTAGAAAGATAATTAGAACGAGTTACTACTGTTTTATTTTTACGCAAATTCGGTACAATAGTTAGATATATGTTATTTGCATCTGCGCTATCTGCAAAATAAAATTGATTAAAAAGCGCGTTTGTATCTAATGTATAATCTGTTAGACCTAACTCATCATTAACATATTTTAAATAGTCATTAGTATAATCACTATTATTTTGTACAGTTACATCATAAATTAAGTTTTTATAGTTTCGTTGTATAAAACTTTTATAATCTCCTTTCGTAGTTAGTTTGTATTCTGAACTAAAGAACCGAGGTGCGTTTTGTTTTATTTCTGATACTTTTTCTTCTTCTCCAAAATCTGTACTATCTTCAGTATTATTAATATTAACATTTAATACAGATTCTATTCCAAGATAATTTAATGATGTATCTTTTATATCTGCCCATATAGTATCGTATTGAGAAGTATTATAAATGTTAATTGAA